GGGCTGTGCTGCAATGGTCACGTCACAAATGCCCTCGATCTTCTTTACATGGCGCAAATAGATGGTGGCTCCCCAATCCGTCTTTTCCTCAGTCTCTTCGTAACTCACACAATTCTCTGAATCGTCCTCGTTAGTCCAATAGATAAATGACATTTCAGTGAGATCACCACGCTTGGCCAATTCCAGGGCCTTGTCACCGTCAACGGTATGCGGCATTTCACACTCGACTTTCAGACCTATTTCGTCCAAAGTCAGTTTCAACGTACCCGTTCCCTTATCCCAACGGCCTAAGATGGCCTGGCGATTGTGGAACATCGTAAAGTAGATGCGCTGCTCCCGTAGCATTTCATCGGTAATACACCCCTTTTCCAGAATCTCGTAGAAAGGGAAGTAATAGCCGATGAGCACAGAGCGCACACCGAATTTCAGGGCATAGCCCTCCAAAACGCGGCTTTCGGCCTCGCCCTCTCCGGCCTCACGCAAATGCAGTGAGACAGGTAAAATCAGGGTTCTTTTCTGAATCTCTTTCATACGGCTCTCTTATTTGGTTTCACCATTGTTAATACTCTCGTTTTCACCTGTGAACTTCTTACTGCCTAACTCTCCCAGGTTCATACTCAGGTAGATTTTATCGCCACCTTCGACGGCAGGCTGATTTTCCTTAGTGCGTACCGTGTTAATGCTGTACGTGCCATTGCCGATCATGCTGCTGTAATACTTGGCCTTGGTGATCAAGTCCATAGAGAACAGGCTTTCACGGTCAAACCTGAATATGCGCTTGCAGCACATAGAACGGCCAACTAACTTTCTCTGGAACTCATCTTCAATGGCTGTAAGTATGCAGTCCAATGTCTGTGTCAGGTACGCCACGTCTGCCTGCTCCGGCATTTTGTAGTTACTGCCTGTCATATCGTAGAGGTAGATAGGCGGTACACCTGTTAGGCGGCTGATCTCAGGGATTGAGAATTTGCGGCTTTCAAGAAACTGCATATCCGTTGAGGTCAACGAAAGCTGCTTGAAATCAACGTCGCCTGGCAGTGACACAATGCGCTTGCCGTCCTGGAATAAACTCTCAGTAGAGTTGGCCACCTTTTCAAGTTGCTCATCCTGGTACTCTCCCATTCCCCGGATGCCGGACTTGTCGTTTGTGATCAGGCCACGGATCGCGCCACCTTTGCCGAAACGCTCCAGGGTCTCTTTGTCACCCGTCGCCACAATAGACAATGCGCGGTTGCCCATTCTCCAAAGCGGCACGCCACAACGCCCATTGAGGGTGTTGAAATAGATGTGTATTACCTGGCTCTCATCGAAGGTGCCATAAACGCCATTGTAAACGTCGCTGATGTAGTATTGGCCTGCTGCATCATCGTATGAGCAACAAAAACGGCTGATCAATACCAACTCCATAACCTCACCGTCAATGATGCGGGGCCAGATATATGCGTCGCCATCATGGAAAGCCTGCCAAACCATCTGACGCTTCCAATCGAAAGCGGATTTTCTCGCCTGCGGCTGTGTGGTTAACAGGTAGTGGAAATCTGATGCCTCAAAATCTACATAGATGTCATCTTTCTTTTTCATGTAGTGGAAGGGCAGACGGGCCACACTTCCAGAAAGTACGTCCAATGCACGTTTGTAGGCAGTAACACCGATAGCCTCATCACCTCGCACGTTGACAAGGGATGAGGCAGCACCGTCCAGGCTAATGCCGTTCACGCCTAATTCGACCTGCACATTAGCCTCTCGCGGTTGCGTCTGTCTGTTACGGAATAAGTTGTTCCACCACTTAACCATATATCTTGATGTTTCTTTCTTCCTTGGAAAAAAGGCGGGGAACTTCTCAGCGGCCACGCCCGGTAAAAATTATTTTCGCACCTCTTAACGAATTAAAAGTTGCCCAAAGTTACACCTATCTTATGCACTTTGCAAATCAGTGGTGGTAGGTGGTGGTAAGGCTTGGTAAGCGGTGGTAAATAAACAAAAGATTTAAGATTATTTAAGATTGGGCACACGCCTCTTAGGGCCGTCTCATTGCTAAAACGGCCAAAAAGGCAGTGGCGGTGCTGTCAGGCTCCGCCGCTGTCCGATTACTTGGATTTACGGTCTATCCGAGTTTCCTTGATAACGCTTTCCTCCGCAAGCCATTTCAGCGGGTAGAGGGCATCAAGCAAACCGTGGATGCGTAACTCGTGATCATCCGGCAACTCTTCCAGGAGATAGTCTATGTACTCTCGCGTCTCGGCTATGGCCTTCCTGAAAGTCTCAGGGCTGTAGAGCGGCCAGCCGTCCCTGTCGTAGATGACAAGTGCCACGATCTTCTCACCCTTCCTTGGGCGGTAACGTGCTTTCACATCACTCATTGTCCTGACCTCCCTTTAAGTTCACGAAACTCAACATCACTGATCAGATAGTCCAGAGGCATCAGGTTACTCGCCAACTCCTTTGCAGTAACCGTACTTTCAGGCAGCAGTTCCACCGCCATGACCCTGATGATAAACTCACGCAGATTGGCCAGACCCTCAACCAATTCATCGGGGCTGTAACTCAGGCTACCGCCATTGGCGGGTTGCATGACGAACATTGCACTTTTCTTGTTACTCATTATTTGTTTCCTCCATCAATTAAGTTAGACATTTCGTTTACGTCGATCCCCATCATCACACCCATGGCCTTCATGAAACGCGACATCATGTCGACGGGTGTCTTGGGCAGTGACGGAGCCACCTGCTTTTCCGGCTTGGCCGAAGCCTCTGCCTTTACCGCCTTGGGCGGTTCCTGCCTGGGCTGTGCTGTCTGCCTTGGCGTCGATCCGTTGGGCTGTCCGGGGCGGTTCCTGCCCTTGGCCTCCCGGAAAGCGGCCATCACCTGCTCCGCCACTTCGTCGGTAAGGCCCGTGGAGTGGGTACGCATGACGCTGAAGCCCTCAATGGTGATATAATACACCACGCCCTCTGCCTCGTAGCCGCGTCCGAAACCGCGCCGGACGGATCGCGTCTGACGGATATACAGGCGGGTGGGGCGCAATACGTGCTTAAACATACGGCGCACACTCTCGCACACGTACTCATGACGCTTGCCCATCAGACGCGCAAGGGTGACGGAAGAGACTACGCGCTGCTGTCCGTAACTCTCCACAATGGGTTGCTCCTGCTCCATCCTCTCCTTCACCATACGGGGCAGGTCGGCCATCGTCGGCGTGCTGCTGTTACGCATCCGGCGCATCGTCCGTTCCTCTTCCTGCTGACGGCGTAGCTTGGCTTCCATTTCGTTAAAGGCTCTGATATACGCCTCCTTGAACTTCGCGGCGGTCTTGCCCGTGAAACCCATCACAAGGAAAACAAAGCCGTCGCGGGTAATCAAATAGTAGGGGTCTTGGCGTTCACCCATTCCGTTGGGTAACTGCCTGATTCTAAACGAGGGTCGAAAATTCGGCTCTCGGAAATCCTCGCTGCAATCTAAATCGCGGATTGCTTCTAAAACATGCTTGTGCTGCTTGCTGAAAATCTCCGCAACGCGCAAGGATGTTGTTACTACCTGGCCGTCCTTGATTTCGCAAAGGTTAGCCACTTCAACGCTCGGCTCTACCGTAGCCGTGCCGCTGACCTGAATGACAGGATTTTCTAAAGTCTGTGTTGCCATTATAAGGTATTTTTGGCGTAACAGGACAAATTAAATACGGCTGTCCACTTCCCGTTACCTTACACCTCTGATGGGCAGTGGGCGCATTAACGCTCCACACGGGGTTAGACAGCCGTAATCTATGTTACGTAGCTACCGCAAGTCAGGACATAAAAACAGCCTGCTCGTATATGTCGGCAGGCTCTTCATCGCCCGCCCATCAGAATGTAAGGTGCCGCAAAATTACGGTTTTTACCCGAAACTACCAAATTTTTTCGGGAAAAATATAAGTAAGTAAGCGATTTTTTGTACTTTTGCAACCATATTCTGTACCATTAGTATAGTAAAATATGTATCTGTTTATGAAAAAGTTATTTTTAGCAATCGCGTTTCTGACACTCGGAATGAGTGCAAACGCACAATCTGGAATGCCTAACGACGTGGAGATGTTAGGAACGTGGAACGTAACGGAAAGTTCCGGGATATTCTCTGGGCGACTACCCATTTATCACAACTCTTACCGAAAGCCCGTAGTCTTTACTTTCAATGACAATAAGGCTTCCGCAATCAAATGGGAATACGCGGGTCCTGATTACGACTATGAGCAAGTACCAGGCTATTGGATAACGCATTCAGGGGATATGTTTGTACTCAATATCCTGCTGAAAACAGACTACTCTACGGGCGGTGACGGTATTTCGCTACTTAAGTTCCGCATTACAGGCATAGGCAATAACTCTATGACGCTGCAAACGCTGTCAGGTGACGGCGCTATGATATTAGCCAAAGAGGGATCGTCGGGTATCCGTGCCACCAGATCAGAGGCAACAGGCGGCAAAGCCTACCGCCTCAACGGCACTCCCGCCACTGAAAGCGACAAAGGCATCATCATCCACGACGGCAAAAAGACGGTACAGAAATAGAAACAGCCGCCTCACTCGGGGCGGCTGCTGTTATTCTGCTTCGGTGCGGGCCTAAACTCTGGTATCTGCTTCTGTGGCTGTGGCTGTTTCTGCACCTGCTCCGTCTGCGGTTCTTTCTTCTTGAACTCTATTTGCAAGTCGCCTATAGAGAACTTGCCTACTACGGCAATCAGAAGCCAGATGACAACGGCAAGGATTATCGCGGCCAAAATGCTTTGTGCTATGCCGTGACCATATCGGGCCGCAAGGCTTTCCTGCCGGGGCCACTGATTTGAGAATGACGCTAACGCCACATTCAACCTCTCATCTATCTTCCCGTAACATTCGGCCTCTATCTGTGTAGCCTGTATCTGTCTAAGCAATCCTTTTGGCGGTGTGGCTCATGAAACAGTTTCTCTACCTCATCGTCTGTCGGCTTTCTTCCCTCTTTAGCCCTGAACGCTCTTATCCAAACTATCTTCTCTTCCTTATACAACGAATAAGCGATACGCCCTATCGTATCGCTTTTATCTTTTACCAACAGCCTGTATATGTTATTATAGTCTTTTGCCATATTTGCTGTCTGCAATCCGCTGTGCGTGGGCAAAAGCCCTGTTTATTTTCTCCATCGGTATTCTCTGCTCGAAAATCTTACCGTTATAACGGGTGGAAACGACAATGTCATCACCCAACCGCCGACTGGGTAAACTCCCGCCTGCTGACAAGCGCCTGATAGTGCGCTCGTTGGCTCTTCTCACTGTCTCTAATGATATTCTGCACATACTGATTCTAAGATTCTGATGTTCGGGTGCAAAATTAAGGATTTTACTTAGATTATCCAAATAATTTCCTTAAAAAACTTACTTACTTATACCTATTTAACAATAAAGCGGCCAAAATCATATAGGTTTTGGACGAAAATGTATATGATTACCGGGCAAAACCTATATGATTTTCCTACGGCTCACCCAAAGCCTCGACTATCAGCCTCACCTGTGCGGGCGTGAAACAGCGGCTGTGGTCGGTGTAGCCAATGGCGGTAAGCCGCTGCATCAGGCCGGGGTAAAGCTGCATCCAGCGTTTGAACTTGCGCCATGCCGATTCGGGCAGGACGGTGTGACAGTACATCTGGGCGAGTTCCATACGCCCGTATTCCCTTATCCTAAACGTTTCCATACACTTCTAATTGGGTGCAAAGATAGCGATATTATGGCAGATAAAAGCCAATATTACTGCCTATAACTGACAGAAACAGGCCGTAAATCGCCAAAGCGGGATTCCCGCCGGGCGTTTGCCGTATCTTTGCATCGGCAATAGTGCCGCAAAACCCTTTTAATTCTACTGCGATATGATTAAGTACAAGAAGTACAAGAACGTCAACACGTCCTCGTCGTGCTACGGCAAATGGTACGGTCGCGCCGTGCATGAGTTGATGGAGTTTGACGAGTTCATCGAACACATGGCGCACCATCACTGCGTCTACAGTGAGGGAACAATCCGGGGCGTGCTCATCGAGATGGAAATCTGCCTGCGCGAGATGCTGCTTGAGGGCAAGGCCGTGCGCTTCGACGAACTGGGCATTTTCCGCCTGGGGCTTGAAACCGCCGGTGCCGCTGCCTCCGAAAAGTTCACGGCTGACTGCATCAAGGCCGTGCGCATGAACCTGCACCTCGGCAAGCGTTTCCTCGCTAAGAACCTGCTGAAAGATGCCAAATTCAAGGAGGCAGACAAGTACGTCGGCAACGGCAACTACTACGAGCCGTCGCCCGACGGCGAAGATGCCGTAACGGACACCGGCGACGAACTGCCGCCCGATACGGACTTGGGGGGCGAAGTGCCGAACGGCGACGATGGTTTGGATATGGGTTAAACGCTGCTTGTTCATTCTCTTCTGTCGGCCGGGGCGGTGTAGTGATACGCTGCCCCGGCTTATTGTTCAATAGAATTGAGTAGCCCGATTGTCATTAGGGTTGTGATCACACCGTCGATCTTTCTGTATTGGGAAATCTTCAACGGCTTCTTATTCTCCAATTTATCCTCATCGAGCACACAATTAAGCAGGCAATAAAGATTGATGGGGTTGTCATTGAATATGATTCTGACGGGATCGTCGTACACCATCATTTCAAAGGATTCTACAGGCAGGTTAAAGTTTCCGTATGTCTGTGAGTAGGGCGTTAACTGATCGCGGCCACCGACTGAGGCCAGAATGTTTGTCAAATCCTGCGCCTTGTAACTATCATAGCCAATGCGCACAATGGTTACGATCTTGCTACGTCTCAGAATATCATTGGCGATCAGGCGCACGTCTATCTTCTTACCCTTGCAGAATATGAGGTGGCCTTGCTTGTTCCATGCACGGTATAGTTGTTCGTTGGGGTGGCCCTTCAATGCACCTACAGGGAAATAGTAGTCACAATGCGCATAGAAACGCTTTGTCTCACTTGAATAGATCGTGTATGTTACTGCACTGAAATCATCATGCACTGACAGATCGAAAGCCACTGCACATTTCGGGTGGCCCTTCACTTTGTCTATGTTGAAATCGCCGATCAGCGGGCGGGCATCCCTATCGCTAAACCAGGTCTTAATCTCATTGACGGTAAAGATATTCAGCATCTTTGTGCGGAAAGCCAACATATTTTCAGCCGATAACAGGGCATTGGCATACTCTATTTCGTAGAAATCATCCTGCACCGTAATGCCCAAATGGGGCTGTACCTTGTGCCAGGTGTTCGGATCATCTTCCTCATCGTCTGCATCCGGCATGAAGAGGGCGGCAAATACCGTGTCATTCTGCAACTCTCCACGAAGCACCTTTTTCACACCTTCCAACTCCTTATAGCAGGGGCCATCCACTACGTCGCTTGCCGTCGTAATTATCACGGTCAACGGGTTACGGCGGGGGCCCATAGAGGTTGTGAGGGTATTTTTCAAGTCTGCGCCTGACTTGTTGGCCGTGTCTCTCGCCTGGGCGTACTCATCAAGGATAGCCAGGGATGCAAACAAACCGTCCTTTGTCTGAGCATTAGACGTTAGACACTGCGCCAGGCTCTCACGGTTACGATCCTTGAAGGCCACCAACTCCCTGTTGATCCTGAAACGCTTCTTTCGCGGGTCAATATCGAGCATTATGTGGCGTACCTCATTAAAGCATTTCTTGGCCTGATCATAAGAGTTTGCACCCACATACGCCTCTGCGTTGAAGTCACCGAAAAGCATATCATCAACCGCCAGGAAAGCGGCAAAGGTGGTCTTACTGAACTTACGGGGAACAAACAGGTAGGCGGTACGGATCAACCGTCGGCCATCCGGGCGGGCAAAGCCGAAAATGTTAGCCAGGTGCCAAACCTGTACGGGTGTCAACTTGTAACGCCGTCTGCCTGTCACGCCTGAAAACCTCAGTTTCTCATAGAAACGGATTCTGCGCTTTACTCGCTTTGGCCTCCACTGCCACCGATCAAGCAACTCGAAAAATCGTCGTATGGCCAATAACTCATAGTAGTTGTGGCCGTCTGGGTTGTCTATGTTCTCAGCCACATACTCCCATATACGCGGATCGGTGGCCAAAGCTGCATCGTATTGCTCCCGGTATCTCTCACGGTTGGCCTGCAACTCTGCCACTACTTCGGCTTTCGCCTCATTCCATATCTGCCTATCTTCTGTTGTCATAACGTCCTAACATAATGGTGTAACTCTGTCAGGGTCATGTTGGCCACAAATGGTTTGAGCAACACACCGGGCTTGCCGTGTGGGTCACTCGACAATGCCAACACTCCCTTATCCCTCAAATCCAGGCATCTTGCATCCTGGAAACTCACGCCTAACGCCTCAAAGGAAATGGCAGTATAGAAACCACTTGGCCCCTTCCGGCTCTGCGTTTCCTGCCATATCTTCCTAAGTAGATTCAAAGTCTCTCTGTCAATCCTCATCATCGTCACCCTTTAGATCATCCATGAACTTACTGAAATCGTCGTTATCGGTCTTACGCTCCTTACTATCGGTGTTCATACCCAATGCCCTGAGTGCCTTTTGTGTCTGGGCGGTCAGATCGAGGTATAATTTTTCCTTGGGGCTGATGCTCTCGCGGGTGTTACCTTCGCGGGAAATCTCGACGTTAACGGCCTTGTGGCTATCGGCAAAGATTTCCTCTGCCAATATCTCAGTCCTAACCAATAACTGCGCGGCCACCGTAACCTGGTACGACAATTCAGACGAATATTTGCCCTCTTTTTTAAGCAACTGAACAATATAGGTTTTCTTGGATTGTATCTTTGTCTTGATAGCCTTGGAAATCTTCTGCTGCTCTTCTGCGCTCGGCAAAGCGGGCGTTTCCTGCTTCGGCTCTTCCTTGGGCTGCGGTATCATCCTCTCGGTATAGCCCTTATGTTTATTACGGGTCTTGTTATAGAAAATCACGGCTGTAGTGTCCTTTGCCTCTACCAGATCATACAGGGCCTTTTCTGCCATTTCATCCCGGTACTCCCTGGCAATCTCTACGGCATCGTCAACGGCCTGCCTAAACTCGGCATCCTCGGCCATCCACTGCCTGAACGTCCGGGGATTCAAACCGATTGCAGTACAGGCAATGCCCTTGAAACCTTTCTGCCTTATGATCTCAGCAACGATTTCGGTTTTCAGTTTGTCTTTATCTTGTATCATTTCTCAAATGAATTTATGCCATCAAAATACTCTTTATAAAACTCATACAGGCCGCGATCTATAATGATGCTGCCCTGCTCAGTTCGCGGATTGGTGTTTATATTGGCACTCGTCTGAATACCAAAATAAAACTTGTCGGCCTCATTGCATCCCGCATATATTTTGCTGTGATTCTTGAATACTGCGGCGCGGCCTACGTCCGGGTGCTCCTGATAGAATTTCTTTACCATCTGCCACTCGATCTTATAGGAGCCTGGGAAAATCTCACCTAAGTACATATCGAATTTCTTGATGCGGCCTGCCTCCCACCACCTCTGCAACTGCAAAATATCTTCTGCGGCCATGCACCAGGTAGATAACAGAACATAATCCAGATCGTGTTGATTGAGCACAACTTTCAAGTAACTCAGGCTGTCAACGTCGCCTGCCGTAATGAAGTTGTACGAAACGCCATCCTGCAATTTCACGTACTGCATAGCCTCCAATAGTTTCACCTCACTAAATGCGCGGCGGTACTCATATCTCTGGCTCAGTTCCGTACATTCCTTAGTGCGCCTGTGGGCGCGTTTGGCGGTGGCGGCATCTTCCAGGTGCTCATCATCAACAACCGCTGCCGGGGCTATCGGCTCCGGCCTGGCACTGCCAAAATTGGCAAAGTCAAAAACATCATCGTAATTCATATCTTACTACTCCTATATTCTTTAGTCAAAAATTAGCGGCAAATCCTAAATATGGGAAACCAAAAAAGGGCCTCAACCCCCACGGCCCCAAAAAGGCACTTTCGTATGGAGAAAGGTTTGGGCGAGGTTTTCCCACCACCACCCCCATTTTTATCAGGTAGCCCCCGTTAACCGTCTTTAACATTTTTAGAAAAACTTTTTTACAAATTGTTTCAACTGCCTTTCGGTCTTACGTTTCGTTTGTGCCTTGCCACACCTACCCATTTCGGTATGAGTTTTTACGTGGCAGTCATGGCACAGGCTCCGCAAGTTGGAAAAATCGTACATCAACCTTTCTTTCTCCTGGTATGTCAGGCCATCTTCTACAGGGATAACATGGTGTACTTCGGTGGCGGGTTCCGGCCTGCCCGTTTCCTCCAAGCATCTTTCACACATTGGGTTGGCCGTCAACTTAGCCTGGCGCAACCTCAACCATTTGGCTTTGTGTATCAACTTCTGGTAAACCTTATCCTTCGCCATCGTCCTGCCCTCCCTTCACTTTCATAACTGCGCTATGCTTACGGATCAGATAATTAAGACTATCCAACAAACTCTGCTGCACACCTTTCTTTGATTCCAAAGCGGCGTTTGCCCTCTCATCTACGGTGTTCGGACAAATGAGTTTATAGACGGTAACGGGGTGTGTCTGGCCCTGACGGTGCAACCTGGCATTTGCCTGTTGGTAGTGCTCCAGGTTCCAACCTGTACCAAACCAAACTATGTAGTGTCCACCCTGCTGCATATTCAGGCCATAGGCTGTAGATGCCGGGTGTGCCAGTAGCACGTCAATCTTTCCGGCGTTCCAATCTCTCAGGTCGGCTTCGTTCTTGTATGCTCTGACTTTGTAGCCCTTCAACTTTCTTACGATCCTCTGCACGTCGTGTTGGAATTGATAGAATACCAAAACGCTGCTGCCGTTGGCCGCTTCTACGATCTCAGCCAATTTGTCGATCTTCTCATTGTGTATCTCATGCACATCACGGTTATCATCATAGACTGCACCATTGGCAAACTGACTTAGTTTGTTCATCAATCCGGCTGCACTATTAGCCAGGATATTAGCCGATTCGCCTGTATGCTCTTCTGCAAACTCCAAAACATTTTCACGTTCAAACGTGGTATAGGCTTTCATGGTTCCGTAACTCAGTGGCACAGGTATTACGTGAGTAATGAGGTCAGGCAGTTGCAGGTAGTCTTTGGCCTGCATGGATAGGCAAATGTCTGCGATCTTATTACGGATGATCTGCTCACACCCTTTCTTGATGTCACACCTCACCGTTATGCCGTTACGGTTGTAAACGTCAAAGTAGGTTTCCCGGTATTTCGTTACAGACTTTCCCAGGCGTTGGCCCATATCCAGACAATACATCTGTGC